TTTCAGGACAATGTTCATTGCAGGACTGTTGCTCTGGGTGCCATCTTTTATAAAGGCAACATCTGGAATGATCTGCTTAACAAAGGAGAAGCTATCTCCATCGCCAATAGCCATATCACCTGACTCAATGAATACATTGGTCATGGCTGCCTTGTTATCGTCAAATCCAGTCTCGTGATTGTAGACAAGGCTCTGCCCAGACTCTTGCGCTGCAGATATAGGAAGATCCTCAATGCCGGCATCCAGCCAGGAGTATCTAACCAGTGAGCCAATCGACCAGGTATTCTCTTCGTAGTTGTAAATGACATACCGGCTAATCTCGCCAGTGCCATCTTCCTTAGAGGGATAGTAGAACCACATCTCACCAAACTCTGAGTTAAGACCCATGTGGCATTTGAATGCCTGGCTTAAATCAAGATCCTCAAATACATACTCCTGCACGCTGCACGGTAGTTTCTTTACCGCACCTGTGTAGAGATAGAAACCTGTCTTGGACGCAAAATACACACCGTTGGACGCATTTACTGCAGCCTTGGGTCCAATAAGACCAGCGCCTTCGTTGACCAGGTTGACAGCAAACGTCAGCGGCGGTCCAATAAAGTTCATGCTGTATAGGCTGGTATCGGTCCATATTAGAATTTCTTGCCTAGACTTTAGGCCGCCCACAATAAAGGAACCGGAGCTTAATCGTACATCACCTGCTGAGTTAGTGGCTAGAGCCTCAAACTCCAATTCAAATTCTGCATCACTAAAGGATACAAGCATGGGATCAATAATGCCGGTACGCACACCACTTGCATCCAGTCCGTCAGAGCCTAATACGACAAGGTGTCTGTCAGTCTCTGAGGTAATAACCTGGAGAGCAACCGTTGGGACCTGGTTAGCACCGGAGAGGGTAGATAGCTCTTTAGCCACTACCGATACACCATCGTTTTCTTTCCAGCGGTAAATGCCTGCACCGCGAGGGTTGATGATTAAGTTCTCACCAAAGTTGTCATGGGTCCAAAGACGCAGCTGATTAACTGCTGAAATTGCACTGGCCGATCCAAACGTACCTGCACCCCAGGTATTTACACCCCAACCGGTACTAGTTACATAAGTATCTAGGCCCACGTTTATCTGGTATGTGCCTACAGTGCTTCCACCGCTATTGCCGGAATCGCTGCTGTTAGCAGTAACAGTATTGCCGCTAGTGTCTTTTGCTGTGATCGTATAAGTGTTTGTGCCTGTAACCAACAGAATTTGATACTCTTGATTCAATACTGCAGCCGTTACAAGGCCGCCAAGAGTTGCTGCTCCGCTAAAGGTAACAAAGTCATTAGTCACCGCACCATGTGCAGTGTCTGTAATAGTAAGGGTGGAAGAGCCATTAGCCGCAGAAAAGGTTACATCGCCAGCACTGGTTACAAGTCTTACGGGGGTTACGTCATTGTAAGCGTCACCCTCTTCAACGTAATACTTGAAGGTAGTTCCTATACCTAAGAACCTGGTGCCACCCAGAGAGATCCAGCTGTGCATGGCACGGCCAAGACCTAAGTAGTATTGAGTGCCCAGCTGAAGCCAGCCACCTATCTTCTCAGCGCGGGCCTTTCTGAAACGCACAAGATTGCCGTCAACCCAGCCGCCCTGGGCGCTGTAATCGGTGGCTTCTTTGTTAATGCCAGGCTGAAATTCTATCTTTGATAGCGGCATCAGCTATCACGCTAATCTTATAATCGCGCCCGAAGCTGTTGGCGTTGGAAATACAATAGTGAAGTCGCCAGCAGTTGAAGTCTTGTCTCCGCCAAAGTCAATCGCACAAACAGATTTATCTGAATTCGTGTCGTTATAAATTAAGCAACCGCGAGCGGTTATTGTAACATTAGAGAAGGTCAAGTCATTGAAGTCACACACGGCAGTGGTGCTGGCTAGAACAGGTGTTACATTTGTTAGCGCAGATCCTGTTGCTGAGTAGTTAGTTCCACTTGTTTCATTAGAGCTTGTGTACGCCGTTGTGCCTGCGCCTAAGCTTGCAGAGGAAGTGTATAGCGCCAGCTTGAAGCTGTTAGCACCATTTGTAAAGTTGTGCGTTCCAACCAAGAGCTCTTGCTTGAAAGAATTACATATTGCTGAAGTTATAGCCATTGTCACAGCTCCTTAATAAATTTGGCAACGTCACTATGCCCAATTTCTTTTAGTTTATGGGACACTGTAACACGGTCAGAAGCAATTGCGCTTCTCATACCTGCCAATATTACATTATAAACCGCCGCTCTGAAAGCCAACGCTTGTTCTTTAATATGCGGGGCTGCTTGTTCTGATATCCCACAAATTTTATTTGTAGCTTGTTCAGCCCAAAACTCTGGATCATGGCCACCGCTATTTGTGGTTGAAACCATTACCTGCCCCAAGCCAAAGTCAATATTGTCTTTCATCATATCTAAGTAACACCCGTTCGTAGTAAGTCATACCTGTACTCATCCCTGGTCTCTCGGCCTTCGCTCAAGTTCTTCATGCGAGTGAGGGCTTCTTTAAACCTAGTTTCAAAGGTGGCAA